AAATTCAACCGCTGCCCGAGCTGGTCGACCTGGTCAACAAAGGCCAAAAAATCTACACCAGCATCGAAGTCACGCCCAAGTTCGCCGACACCGGAGAGGCCTACCTCACCGGCCTGGGCGTCACAGACAGTCCCGCCAGCCTGGGTACCGACGTGCTTGCCTTTGCCCAGCAAAAGCCAGAAGCCAGCCCCTTCACCGGTCGCAAGAGCAGCCCCGACGCGCTGTTCACCGCCGCCATCGAAGCCTCCATCGAGTGGGAGCCCAGCGCCGAGGACAGCGATGGCATTGCCAAAAAATTCGCCGACACCATGAAAGGCATCCTGGAAAAGTTCAAAACCCGCACCACCACCGACGACGCACGCTTCACCCAAGTTGCCGACGGATTCCAGGCCTTTGCCGATGCCGTCACCGAGCAGATCGAAACCACCACCAAGCAACTGCAAGCTGAGTTCGCAGACCTGAAAAAGGCCCACGACAAGCTGCAATCCGACTTTGCAGCCCAGACCAAGCAGCTTGAAGGCACGCGCGTGCACAGCAACCGCCCTGCGGCTACAGGGGAAAGCACCGCCCTGCAAACAGACTGCTAAGTCCAACACCCATCACTGTCACACATCAGCCCCAACAAAGCGCTCATTTAGGAAACAACCACCATGCAAAACACCACCCGTGCCCTGTTCAGCCAATACCTGGAACGCCAAGCCCAGCTCAACAGCGTGCCCAGTGCAGACGTCAAATTCAGCGTCACACCCAGCGTTCAGCAAACTCTGGAAACCAAGATTCAAGAGTCCAGCGACTTCCTGAAGTCCATCAACATCATGGGCGTGGACGAGCTCAAGGGCGACAAACTCGGCCTGGGCATCAGCGGCCCCATCGCCAGCCGCACCGACACCACCAACGGCGACCGCCAAACGCGCGACCTCACCACGCTCGACAACAACGGCTACGAGTGCAAAAAGACCGACTACGACACCCACATCACCTACGCCAAGCTCGACGCCTGGGCCAAGTTCAAAGACTTCCAAGTCCGCATCACCAACGCCATCATCCAACGCGCCGCGTTGGACCGCATGCTCATCGGCTTCACCGGCACCAGCGCCGCCGCCACCTCTGACATCGTCGCCAACCCACTGCTGCAAGACGTCAACATCGGCTGGCTTCACCACATCCGCATCGACGCCCCCACCCGCGTCATGGACGATGGCCAAACCGCTGGCCAGGTCAAAGTGGGCGCCGCTGGTGATTACAAAAACCTTGACGCGCTGGTGTATGACGCTTACCAGACCCTGCTCGACCCCTGGTACCGCAACGACCCCCTCCTGGTTGCCGTGGTGGGCCGCAGCCTGATGCATGACAAACTGTTCCCTTTGGTCAGTGGCCAAGACGCCCCCACCGAAATGCTGGCCGCCGACATCGTGCGCAGCCAGCGCCGCGTAGGTGGCTTGCCCGCCATCACCGTGCCGTACTTTCCCGAGGGCAAGGTTCTGGTCACCCGGCTGGACAACCTGTCCATCTACTATCAAAACAGCGCCCGCCGCCGTGCCGTCATCGACAACCCCAAGCGCGACCGGGTGGAGCACTTCGAGAGCTCAAACGACGCCTACGTGGTCGAAGATCACGGCCTTTGCGCCCTGGTCGAAAACATCCAAATCCTGGAGTAACCCGCATGCGCTTGACACCCGCCCAACAAGCGCTGCAGCGCAAACAGGCCGCCCACGCGGCCTCGAGCGCAGCGCCCGGCGCGGCCCCCACCGGCAGCGCCTACGAACTCATGCTCGCGCAGCTCTACCAGCACCGCCAGCAGCTCAAAGCCATTCAGTCCATCGAGCGCAAGATCGAAGCCAAACGCGAGTTCCTCCCGCTGTATGCCCCCTGGATACAAGGCGTGCTGGAGTCTGGCCAGGGTAGCCAAGACCTGGTGTTCGCCTCGGTCTGGGTCTGGACGCTCGACATCGGCGACTACTCCCGCGCGCTGGAGATGGCGGCCTACATGCTGCAGCACCGCCTCACCATGCCCGACCAATACCAGCGCGACCCGGCCACCACCCTGATTGACGAAGTGGCCGACGCCACCCTGCGTGGGCGCGTGCCCTTTGATGTAGGCGTGCCAGTGCTCCAACAAATTGCTGCCTTGACAGACCCCTGCGACGTACCAGACCAGGCCCGCGCCAAGCTTTGCAAGGCGCAGGGCTACGCCATCGTCGGGCGCACATCGGTCAGCGAAGTGGACTACAAAGAGCTGCCGATAGACATTGCCCAGGCAGCACTGCCCTACCTGCACCGCGCCCTCGAGCTCTTCGACGGCGTGGGTGTCAAAAAAGACATCGAGCGCCTGGAGCGAAGGCTCAAAGACAGCCCACCCCCAGCGCCCTGATACCGAGCGTACCCCGCACCCGGGCGGCTCAGCTGCTGCCGTCGTGGCCCCACAAGCCTATACACCGCTGCAACTGACCACCGCCCACCCCATACCACCCGCCCTATGAGCTTCCTCGCCAACGAGTCCCCGCCAAGTGCCGACACAGAGCCGACCATCCGCAATGATGGCTGGTTCCCCGATGTGGCACCCACCACCGTGCGCGACCAGGCGCGGTTTGACGGCACCGTCACGCCAGCACGCCTCAGGCAAGCCATTTTGTGCGCCATGGCCGACGTCAACGACCAGCTCAGCACCTACAAACAGCAGCACCTGCTGCTGGGCCACACATCGCTGGCAGAGGTGCCTGGTGCAGACCTTGACACGGTTCGCATCTGGGTACACCACTATGGCCACGCCGTCCTAGCCCACCTGCAGGCGCACTTTGCCGAGACCTACCGCCAGTTCGACACCACGGGCCAGGGTGACAAAAAGGCCACCCCCCTGGAGGCCACAGCCGACCAACACCGACGCAACCTGCACTGGGCCATTGCAGCCATCACCCAGCGTCCGCGCTCAACCGTGGAGCTGATTTGATGGCCACCGGCGTACAAGTGCACTCGGTGCAAGGCGACACCTTAGATCTTCTGTGCCAGCGCCACCTAGGCACCACAGCCAATGGCATCGTGGAGGCCACCTTGGCCAGCAACCCCGGTCTGGCAGACCTGGGGCCAATCATCCCCAACGGCACGCTGGTCACGCTCACACAGGTGCCACAGGCCAGCGCCACCTCTGCCACCGTCAACCTCTGGGACTAACACACATGGGCCTCGAACAACAAGCTTTTGAAAACACCATTGCCACCGTCTCTGGCAAAGCCACCTATGCCGGAGCGGGCACCACTGTCACCGGCTGGCTGTTGTCCAACGAATTTGCGGTGCTGTTTGGCCTGCTCTTAGGCGCCGCTGGCTTCTTGGTCAACGTCTATTTCCGCCTCAAACAAGATCGCCGCGAGCAGCTTGAGCACGAGCTGCGGGTAGCCGCCGCCATCAAAGACAAAAAAGCCCTCCTACCATGAACACTCCCCGCGTCCCCACCTACGCACTCAGCCTGCTGGCAGCCACACTGGTTTCACTGGCAGGTTATGAGGGTTACGTCAGCAACGCCACCATCCCCGTCCCAGGCGACCCGCCCACCAAAGGCTTTGGCACCACGTACAACGCCGACGGCAACCCTGTCAAACTGGGTGAGGCAACCACCCCCACACGCGCACTGGTAGACCTGGAGCGCGATGCAAGCAAGGCCGCGCGCGCCGTCAAACGCTGCGCCCCTGTGCCTATGTACCCGTGGGAGTTCTCCGCCTACGTCATCCTGGCTTACAACGTAGGCGCGGGAGCTGTCTGCAACAGCACCATCCCCACCAAACTCAAGGCCGGCCAGTATGAGCAGGCTTGCACCACCATCCTGGACTTCGACCAGATGCGCGACTGCACCAAGCCCAAAGTCTGGAACGAAAAAAAGCGAATCTGGGAATGCCCGTTGGTCAAACTGAAAGGGCTCACCAACCGCCGCCAGGACGAATACCGCACCTGTATGGGCCAGGGCGCATGGCAAACCACTGCCCAAGATTGAAAGCCTCCCATGAGCCTTAAAACCTTC